AAAAAATGTAAACTGATATGACAAGAAAAAATTTAAAATTTATTCGTGCAATCTGCTTTAAATTCTTATTTTGAAACTAATTTTCTAGAATTTGATTTGAAGTAGATTGAGATGTGTAGTCGAAAATGATAAAAATAACTCCGAGAATATAAACGAGTTTATAAACTTTGAAATAGAAACTCCGAGATTCTAGTTTATATAAAAATGGCCGTTTTTTCTAATTTTTAGCCCCTTGTAAGTCAATAAAATCAATAATTTCAGAGTTTTGATTAACTACATTTTACCGTAAATACTAGCTTTGAGCCTTGTGTCCGAGATAAATTTTAAAATTGAACATTATATAATTATTTTGTGCATTTTTTTATCAAAAACTATTGATTTTTTGTAAAAAATGAGGTATATTATCAATATAAAATATTTAATTTGGAACATTTATATAAAAAAGTTCAATTCAATAAAAGGAGTTATAAAAATGAATAATCTGGCTATGGTAAATTATTTTGGAAAATCAGATTTAATAATATCTGATAAAAAAAATTATTATGTTGAAAATAACATTAAATACCTAAGAATACAGGAATATGTAGAATTAGAAAAAGGAATAAAGGATGACTTTCATAAGATGCTTGTGAGATTTTTATTTGAAACAGCGGCTAGAATCTCAGAAGCTTTAGAGTTCGATATAAAGGACATTGATTATAATTACAATAAAGTAAAATTGATTAATTCAAAACAGAGAAAAGAAGCAAAAAGGGAGTGCATCATTTCAAAAGAATTAATGAATATGATTTTGATACATATTAATAAATACAAGCTGACAAAAAAAGATAAATTATTTGTAAAAGTTACTTCTTCCGGAAAAAAAATATACAAAAGAAATTCTGCTTTTACTATGCTTAAAAAATATGGAAGCAGTATATTGAATTATGATTGGGTAACTCCGCATACACTAAGACATACAAGAGCAATTCATTTATTAAGTGAAAATGTGGATATAGTCAAAGTTCAGAAATTCCTGGCACATAAAAGTTTGCTAAATACTTTAGTATACCTGCAGTATATTAATCGTGATATTGATAACAGTATCATACAAGCAAATTCAAGCATAGGGATATATTAGAGTTGAAAAATCTTTGATTTATGATATAATTTAATCATAGAGACCGAGAGTCCTTTGAGTTATTTTAAATAGCTCAGAGGGCTTATTTTTTTTGTAATAAAGGTGGTGAAAAAAATGCAGGCATGGAAACTGGCAAAATTAAAACAATACTATCAGACTCAGTTATATGAAGCTGGGGGTGATGACAAAAAAATAAATAAAAGACAGATAGCAAAATTATATGGAATATCTGCTCAGAATTTAAATAACTATATTAATAGGAAGAACTGGAATGATTTATCTGAATTTGTATATGTTCCACTAGATTTGAAGCCTGGAATAAAAAAGAATGAGCCTTTAAATGGGAGCAGGTCAAAGCTTACAGGAGAAATGCTGGAACAGCTCTTTGAGTATGCAAGAAGAACAAATGAGGACGGGAAACCTACTTATACAAATCAGGAAATAGCAGAAAAACTAGGAATATCTGTTTCCACATTTTATAAATACTATCAGGAAAACATACATTTTTACAAAGCACTTAGATCTGCAAGAAGATTAGGACAAGTAGAAGAGGCGATGTTTAAGACTGCGACAGGATATAAATACGTAGAATCTAAAACAGAAGATATAGTTATTGGAAATATTGGGAAAAAAACAGGAGAGATAAAAAATACAAAAATAATAAAAGAAGTACTTCCTGATGTCCGTGCACAGAAATATCTGATGTCTAATATAGTTCCTGCAGAATATACAGAGAATAAGAAAGTGGAACAGAAAATAACTGTATCTGAAGACATTAATCTTTCACAATTATCCGATGAGCAGCTTGAAAAAATGTTAAAGGATTTGGAAGATGGAAATAAAGAATAATCTTAAAAATGAGATATTAAAAAGAAAAATACAGAAAGAAAAAGCAAAAAGAAATCTACTTGATTTTCTTATTTACGATGGCGAAGGTAGATATAAAAAGGCTAAACATATAGAATTTCTTACAAGCAAAGTTCAGGAGTTTGTCAATAAAGTGGAAGCTGGCCAATCTCCAAGAATATTTATATGCATGCCCCCCCGTCATTCTAAATCTGAAACAACAACAAAGAAAATGCCAGCATGGGTAGTTGGAAATAATCCGGACTGGGAAATAATTATAGCAGCTTATAATGCAGACCTTGCTAGTGATTTCGGGAAAATAGCAAGAGATACATATAAGAAGCATAATAGGAATGGAAGTAAAGTATTTGATAATGAACTTGACAGAGATAAATCAGCAGGATCCAATTGGGGAATAAACATGCACAGAGGCTCTGTTGTATCAACAGGAGTTGGAGGAAGTGCAACGGGAAAAGGAGCACACATTGCAATAATAGACGATCCTTTTAAAAATAGGGAAGATGCTAACTCTAAAATACAAAGGGATAAAGTTTGGAGCTGGTATCAGTCTACAATCCGTACAAGACTTGCTCCCGGCGGTGGGATTATTATAATTCAGACAAGATGGCATGATGATGATTTAGTTGGCCGAATTATTAAAGAGATGCAAGCAGGGACAGGAGAATTATTTGAAGCTATAGTTTTACCTGCCATATCTGAAGAGAATGATATTCTTGGAAGAGAACCAGGAGAAGCATTATGGCCAGAAAGATATTCTTTAAAAGAATTGGAATCAATCAAGAAAGCTATAGGAGAGCGAGAGTTTATTTCCCTTTATCAGCAACGGCCACAGGCAGAAGATGGCGGTCTTTTCAAAAGACAGTATTTCAAGTACTTTAAAGTAATAGAAAATAGATATATTGAAATAGCCACAGAAACGGGAACAAAAAGAATAGATACAAGAGAATGTTTTGCTTTTCAGACAATAGACACGGCTCTGACAGTAAAGAAGAGCAGTGACTCGACTGCAATAGCAACATGGGCTTGTGACAGGGAATATAATTTGTATCTGATTGATTTATTTTTAGATAAGATAGAAGTCCCGGATCAATGGACAACAATAAAACAGTACAGACTAAAATATGATGGATTTTTAAAATTTCAGGCCATAGAGACTAAACAGTCCGGAATAGGGATAATGCAACAGGCAGAAAGAGAAGGAATAGCATTAAAGGAATTAATAGCTGATGTTGACAAGACAACAAGAGCATTGGCTATTTCAGTAATGTTTGAAGCAGGGAAAGTATATTTTTATCAGAATTTACCTAAATTATTAGATTTAGAAGAACAGCTGATAAAATTCCCAAATGCTGCACATGATGATGCAGTTGATGTGTGCAGTTATGCCGGGATTGTTGTAAATGAACTAAATAAAATGTTTATTAGCTATGAGAAAAAATTTATAGGAGTATAAAATATGGATTTTATGAAAGCGACAGCAAGTAAGCTGGTAAAAGAAATAATAAGTTTAGGAAGTTCTTCCGTTTCAGGAGAACTGACAGACGATTTAGTAAAGCGGATGTTAAAAGACATGGATATTAAATCAGCGATAGAATTAATGAATGAATCTGTCATTTCCCGCGAATGGATGATTGAAACTGATGAACTGGAACATAAAGAACAGGCACTGGAAATACAGAAAAGATTTAATAACATGAATATGTCTAGAATTTTAAAGGATATGTTGAAAGCAGAAGTTAAGAAAAAAAGTATTTTTGAAATATCTTTTGATAATATGGCCATAAATGATTTGGTGCTTTTACCTAATAAATATATCAGTTATGACAAAGAAGTAGGGTGGAAAATAAAAACAAGAGATACTGAAATTATTATTGAAAATGAAAATAATAAGTTTTTAATATGCATAAATAATGGCTCTCTTGAAAATGTTCAGGGAGAAAGTGAACTGGAGCCTCTTGTTAAACCATTTCTGGCCAAAGAAAATTTAGAAAATAAGTTAAATGCAATTATAGAAAAATATGGCGATATTATTACTGTTTTTGCTTATGAACCACCACTGGAAACGGCATCTAAGGAAGAGAAAGATAAAAGATACAGCAGTGTAGAAGAACAGGCAAAACAACTGAAAGAGGCAAAAGGAAAAGATGTTCTTGCGGTTCCTGCTTCCGGCGAAAAACCGCTTAATAATTTTGTTGAGTTTATTAAATTAGATGACCTAAAACCAGAAATTTATTTGCAATTGCAGGAAGCAAAAGAAAAAGCTATACAGAAATACATAATAGGGTCTACTCTCGTTACAGGAGTAGACGGAAATAGTGGAAATAGAGCTTTAGGAGAAGTACATAACGAACAGAAAGAACTGAAAATAAATGCTAAAATAAAGAAAATCAGGGACTGGTTTCAAAAGTTAATAGAAATAGATGCTGAACTTTATGGCTATGACTCAAGAAATTTTTATTTTAAATTTGTAAAAGAACTGGACGAAAAAGAAACTCTTGAACTGGAAGAAAAAAAAGCAGAAGTACTTTCGAAAAAAATGGATGCTATTTCAAAATTATATGCTGCAGGATATACTCTTACTGATAATAAGCTGGCAGAAATTCTAGGAATGGAAACTACAGATTTAATGAGAGTAGAAAATACTATAAATAATAGCATTGTAGAAAATAAAAACAGTGAATTTGCAAAAGAAGATAAATTTTTAAAAAAAAGAGAGAAAATAGAAAAAAATATGCAGGAATTTGAAAAATTTATAAATAAGACTTTTGATAAATGGCAGAAAAAAGTATTAGATGCGGTCAAAGTAGCACTTGAAAAAGTTACTACAATAGATGATTTATGTAATATGGAATATAATTATGATAACTATTTAGAGGATATGATAGTAAAATCAGAATTGATAGCATACGATAATGAATTTATACTTGATACTATAGAATTTTCAAATCCAAATAATTTTAATACAAGGAATTTAAACGGAGCATTAGATTATTTTTTAAAAAAATATCCTGCGATGTACGATGATATTGAAAATACAATAGAATATTCAAGACATAAATATTTCTATATGAAAAAAGTAACTGATATAAATATGACAGAAAGATTTATGAAGTCCCTTGCACGTAACATAGAAAAAGGAGAAACATTTGAAGATTGGATAAAAAATAGCGGAAAACTTATTGAGGAAGCTGGACTAAAAAATAAGGAAGGATATCTAAAAACTGTATATAGAACTAACTTAAATCAGGCATATAATGCGGCCATTTATAAGAAACAGCTTAAATACAAAGACAGATATCCGTATTATCAATATTGTGGAACAATAGACGGGAGGGAGCAGGAACATACTCGTCAACTTGATGGGAAAATTTTCAAGGTAGGCAGTGCTGAAGCAGATGCTTATTATCCGCCTAACGGCTATAATTGCGGTTGTTATACGGTTTCTTTAACTGCCGAAGAAGTAGAAGGAAAGCTTGATAATGATGTAGTTGATGGAGAAATAAAAGGCCTAGATTTGAAAGATTTTGAAGGTAATGTAGGAAATGAAGAATATGTACAGCAGTTAGAAGAAAAATATGAAATAAAATCAAAGGATTTCAATAAGGCTAAAAAAAGAAGGCAACTGATAGAAAATAATCATTTTGACAGAAAAGGAAAATATAAAAATGCAGTTGACATTGAAAATCTTTATAGTATAATAGATATGAAAGATTTAACTTATGAAGAACATGGAGCTATTGAAACTTATTCTGGAAAAATGTATCAAGAAATAAATGAGGCTCTGAGAACTGGAAAAATTGATAAGAAAACTGAAAAATTAGTGAATCTAATAGATTCAGGAATAGCAAAAGGCAAACTAAAGGAAGATATACAAGTATTTAGAGGAATAAGTAACTCAAAATATACTGATTATTTAATTAATAAAGGAGAAAA